TTTGAAACCATACCATGGTTCGTTTTTGATGAGTTTCGCAACAGCCAAAGTGTACTGGCTGTAGTTCAATTTGATGGTTGCATCAAACTGCGTTATGACACGAGGATCCTTCCCTGGTTCACCATATGACTCCTTCTTAAAGAAGGAAGTCACATTCTGTACCAGTTGTTGTCCAAGCGACATCGCTTTGATTGCACCCGCCTTTTGCGTTTTCCGAGTTTGTTGGTCATAGACTGTGTCAAGGTCAACAGGATCAATTTTGCGTGCCAATGCGCGCACAAATTCCCGCATGTAGACTTTGTATCTCGGTGCTGGTTCCTGCAAATTCTTATTTGCTTCAATTAGCCCAAGAACACGTGTCTCCACGGCCCATCGTTCAGTCACTGAACCTTGTTTCGGAGTATAAGCTCGGTTGTCCATGGGTGACATAAATGCCACCACACCGGCTCGCTCATCAAAATCGCCAAACTTTTCCACATTGCGAGTGTATGATTTATCACACTTGTGCACTGGATATACAGTTGGCATTGGAACTTTGAACGCACCATTCTTAAAATAAGCTAAGAACAGTGCAGCTCCCTTCCGTTTGTTGTCCACATCCTCTGGTGGGAACCAAGACGCAAACGTTGCTACACACGGTGGTGTACTGGAATTCTCATGGGCATGAATTGCCGCTTCATATGCATCAGTTGGGATATTCATGGAATAATACCCACCAACAGACGCAATTGATATGAGATCTTGATCAGCTTGCTTAACATGGAGCCGCGCAAAACCGTTTGAGACGACAGTCAATCGTCTCAAATAGTTTCCTCGCAACAACCATCGTGCAAGATAACTCGCCAGACCGGTGAAAGTTGCAACGGGAACGAGACAAATGAGCGCTTGAAACTCGCTCAAATTTCTCCGTTCCACCAAAAATTCAGTCGTGCTCCAACCAGGTATCCATCCACGTGATGACACAACAATGTTGTCATGCCCGTAGTCCCAAAGTGGATGGTGGTATTGAGCACCACCGGAAACCTTGGCGACAAAGTTATTGTCGGCATCAAAGGTCCATGATGTGTTTCCGGTCGACTGCGCAACTCGCGTTGGGCACACGGTGTAAAGGACAGTAGGGATTGGGTTATCTGCAAGATGTGCTGCCAAATCCTCCATATAATAATCAACATCTATGATCATTTGTATGGCGTTTGGTGTTACGGCATCATTTTGCTTTTCAACAGTCAAATCCTTCATCCAATAACACTTCCTCATGCCAGCCATTCCGGCCCGTTGGTCCGAACCAGACATCTGGTATGAGAAAATTGTGCGTCCGAGCTTGTGTGCGAGATCCTTTACTGTCTCAATTGCTTGCGAACGAGTCGCAGCAGCAAGAGGGTGACTGTGGTCACGTGGTACAACAAAAGGGGCAGTACTTACTTGGTTGAATTTGGTGCGAACTTCAGAAAAGTCATACACATGTGCAAGGGACCGCACGTGAATGCGGAAAAGATGGTCAACATACCTCGCGACCTTTGTGTACAACCTGCTGACAGTCCATGCGCCTCCAATGGAAGCGATTGCAACAAACAGGAACCACTGCGCTGCTACTTGCATGCGCATGGTTAATCTCTCATCATATCTCCGCTGGGCACTTTCGCGAGCACGTTGATCGACGAGAGCAC